CTCTACAAGGCGATTTAGATATAGAACAAGAGAAGATATTATATGATGAAGGTTATGGGCGTAAGCGTAGAATAAGTAACTACTTTGGTATAGCAGGCAAGCTAGATAAAACAGCAAGAGGTAGAAAATACGATAACTATGCTCAAAACATAATTGCTTCATTGATGGCGCAAAATAATAACACTATTGCAAAAGGTGAAAGAAATAAAGTTGGCTTATCCTTCCTTAATCTAATCCGGGGCCAAGAAGAACAAGCTGACGGATCTGTCGCTACAAACGCCACCTTAGCCACAGAGATGAATAAGATAGGAGAAGACATAACAGGTCAATCTGTGCAAGACAGAAGAGGAAGAGGCATAAATCCTGAAGATGAATTGGAAATAAGAGAAAATGGTCAAAAAAGAATAATACACATAAAAGATACAAGAATAGCCAATGCATTGAATGGATCTATGAATCCACACCAAAGTAATAAACTTATTAGATTCATGGGTAAACTTAATAGATATCTATCTGCTATCAACACCACATATAATCCATCATTTGTTATACCAAACTTCTTTAGAGACTTAGAAACAGCGGGTGTAAATATTCAACAATATGATGAAAAAGGGTTAACAAAAGAAGTTACAAAGGGTGCTTTTCCTGCTGTATTTGGAATAGTAAAAGAGCTAAGAAATAAAGGCAGTAATGATCCTTGGGCTATAGAGTATAGAAAGTTTGAAGAGGCTGGCGGTAAAAATGCCACTAACCAAATGAGTGATCTTCAAGATCAAATAGAAAATGTAAAAGGATTATTAGATGATATAAGCGAAAATACTTTAAAAAGTAAGTTTGGTTTGCAAAAAAGACAGTTTGTAGGAAAAAATATTAATAGTGCATTAACTTTATTAGACGATGTGAATACAGCGGTAGAAAATGGTATTCGTGTAGCAACGTTTAAAGCGCTGCGTGAAAGAGGAATGACTGCAACACAAGCCGCCCAAGCCGCTAGGAACGTCACCGTAAACTTTGCGAAGGGTGGCGAAAATAAAGTTGCTATGAATAGTTTATATTTATTTTATAATGCATCGCTACAAGGGTCTATGGCACTTATAAATGCGGCTATTAGATCTCCTAAGGTAAGAAAGCTATGGGGCGGTATGGTTGTTTATGGAATATTCCAAGACCAGATCAACTCATTATTTTCTGGAGATGAAGATGGCGATGGAATTAAAGACTATGACGAACTTCCAAGATACATACTTGAACATAACTTAATTTTTCCAACACTTGGATTAGCCGAAGATAAGTTTTTATCCATACCACTTGGCTATGGACTTAACATGGCAGTTAACTTTGGAAGAGCTTTAAGCAGAACACAGCGTGGCGAGTACACGGCTGGGGAGGCTACTCGCACCATAGTGGGAACTGCTGTAGAAAGTTTAAGTCCTATCGGTGCTTTCGATCATTTCTTAACATTTGCCTCCCCTACAGTTGCAGATCCATTCATCAGCTTGTATGTTAACGAAGACTATAAGGGAGACCCTATTTACAAAGAAAGCCCAACATTTGCCTCTGTGCCAAAACCAAATAGTCAGCAGTACTGGTCTAATACTGGTAGAATACCAAAGTTTATAGCAGATCAATTAAATACATTTACAGGTGGAGATGAAGTTGAGGGTGGATTTATAGATATGTCTCCTGATATTATAGAGTATTGGATTGACTACCTTACTGGTGGTGCGGGTAGATTTGTTCAAAGAACTGCTGAAATGCCATTCAATATCATGGATGCTTTAAATGGTGATCTTGAGGTAAGCCTGTGGAGTACAGTTCCTTTTGCAAGAAAGGTTGTTGTTGCTCCCTCCGAGAGGCAGGACACGGGTAATTACCTAGATAATAGACAAGACCTATTTACAATATTAGCTAGAGTTGATTTAGCCAAGAGATCAGGGGATCGTGAGGCAGTTATCGCTATGTACGACAAATATAAAAAAGAACTTAGTATTGCGGGAAGATTGAAGGCGATAGACAATGCAAGAAACAGAATCATCAGGCAGATCAGAGAAATAGAAAAGAATCCTCGAATACCTGAAGAGACTAAAAAGAATCTCATACGTCTACGCAGAGACAAGATAAAAGACCTACAACAAACGGGCTTGATATTAATGAGATCCGTGGGCTTCAAAAAAGCGGGATAAAAGTTAATTTTAACTTTTGTGCAGAAGTTAGATATAGAATGAATGTTGTAGTGAATCCCGGGACTAAAAACAAACAACATCCTAAAAGTTAGCATATCAGCAGATCTTTTTTACCGCAGCGAGCTGATAAGTATGTTAGTTGGCGATGTGAGTATATTTCGGTTACGGCAGCGAGTCCGCCATATTACTATCATACTATCATTACTTAATTTTTTTGATTAGTTCCTTGAGATACCATTGTGCTTTTTCAAGATCCTCTATTTGATTCTTGTTGTTCTTATGCTCGTATCTCCAAAGGTATTTCATTACGTTACCTTGTAAGTAATACTTGTAACCATCTCCTAGTGCTGACTGTATTGCGTCTATACACTCTACCTTACCTTTTCTGTAGTGCTTTGGTCTATTAACATTGTCTTGTTTCATCTGTATCTCCTATTCTTTTAAAATACTTCAACTCGAAGTGACACATTGGCTCTTGATCTTGCCAATCGTTGCGATCTGATCTGCCACCTTGTTTGATGGTGAAGGGGCAAAAAACATCCAAATACACAATTACATCTAGGTACGACACCAAAATAATCGAAGTAGTATTTGTTTGGTCTGCAAGTCTTCTAGCTTCTAAGACCTTTGCTAATGATATTATGTATGTGGGAAATGTTCCAAAGTTATGAGTTCTGCATTTTACTTCCGCCCAGCCCACCAGATCATCGTTGCGGTATATTGAATAATCTAACTTGTAGGACATTGGAAGTTTGTAGTAGACCACACCCCAACACTTTGAGATGTGATCTAATACTTTTTTTTCTGATTTTCTATCTTGAGAATTTTCGTATAAATCCCTAGCCATAAGTTAAAATTAACTTCTAGGGCTGTTCTCTAACCAAGCGACAATATCTTCTTTCTTGTAAAGTTTCTTTGGTCTGTTTCTTTCAGACCTGACTATCTCGAAACCTTTTGGAAAGTTAGAGTTCTCATCCTTGATTATGTTATATAAAGTCATGCGACTTATAGAAAGATAGTTGGCAACACCATCTAAGGTTAAATAATCTGATTGTGTATCAGCATTATTCTCCGACTTTTTCTTGGTCATTCTCTTTCCTTTCGTCAGGTGTTCCGTCTTCATTCAACTTTACCATGACAACCATATATCTAGAACCAACCCAATCTTTATGTAAGTCCTGAGGAACGTCATTAGGATGTATGGTTAATTTTATATTTGTTCCATTTTTGTCTTGCATCATAGATGTTTTGACTGCCTCGAAACTAATGTTAGGCACTTTCTTTTCTTCTTCCATTTATCTCTCCTTTAGAATGGTATTGGATCGTCAAAGCTATCGTCATCCTTTGGCTCTTCTTTTTTAGTTTCTTTAACCTCTGTGATTCCGTCTCTTCTATCTTTTTCTATATTGGCAATTATTCTGAGATAAGGCTTTTGTGTAGTTCTGCCTACCTTTTTCCAACCAACTAGATTTACTTTTGGAATTTCAATGCCCTCATTCTTTTGTGCAATGAGATCATTAACAACATCCATTTCAAATTCTAGAGATCCTGAGTAGTCAGGGCTTTTCTCAGTCCTCTTAGATTTAGCGGTAAACAATGCTCCCGTTGCGGGAAATTTATTATCATCTTCCATTTTCTTCTCCTTTGTTATTTTCTATTTCCAATGATCTTGCTTTGAAAGCCTCTTCAACTTCCTCGAAGTCTTTTTCAGATACTGCTTTCAGTATTTCTCTAGGCTCTTTGTTGCTCTTCCAAAAATTTACAATGTCTTGTCTATTGTTTTGGATAGGCAAGAAAGTTATAAAAACTTCTTTTATAAACTCTGCACCCTTAACCCATTCTTCTTTTCCATTTAGATGAGTAAATTTAGCTTTGGGCAGATCGTCTTTATCTTCAGTTTCAATAGTGCCACCCTTTATTTCTTTAGGTCTTTCTTCTTTGAAACTGTCAGCCTCATCCTCTGCATATACATCCCCGTGCAAACCAACAAGTTTTAGTATTACTCTATCCTTGGCTCTTTTTTCTGCCATTGCATATGGATAACTATTTTTATTGTTAGATGGAGATGCCTCGCCTATAGACCATTCAGACTTATCGCCCATATGACCCATGACCATAAGACTAACGATACGTTTACTGCTATCGCTTTCTAATATCTGAGGGGCATCAAATTTTATATTTCTTTTTACCGCCACTTTTTCTAATGCTTTATGCAAAAGCACATAAGTTCCGTGGCAGTTCCAACCCGCCTCTTGATGAGTCATGCCGATTTCTTTCAAGGTTTCGACAACCTTATCGGGTATATTGCTCCTCATAGTTTCATCCATAATCTAATTTTATCTCGGATGTTGGCATACCAACGTAACAAAAAGAATGTTTTGATAGGTTTGCCTTTTCCTGTAGCCTGTACAATATGCTCGGCTATCAAGGATGTATCCTTAGGTCTAGTGCTTGTTATCTTTGGCTTTAGTTTAACAACACCACTTTTCTTTACTTTTCTTACAACCTTTTTAGGTTTTGGTTTTTGTTCTTTCATTGCTCCCTCTCTTTCTTTTGTTTGCAAAAATCGGCAACCGAACAATAGTTGCCACATCGTGTGTACTCGCCACTACGAAACTCTATCTCTAAATCTGTTTTCTTGGTGTAGGCTTGGTCAGTTTCATTATGCCAATCGATGTAATTGTTTGCTTCTTCTTCACTATCCAAAACTCTTATGGCTCTTTTCTGACCTTTTTTCTTTACTGCCCAAGTGTCATTCTTTTTCCACATATCTTCATCACTACAAAGCCCAACGTCTTCATTTAAATCAAAGCTAATCTGAGCCTCTTGATGCATTCTAATTCTTTCTTTGATGTATTCTTCTGTTTTGTTTTTATCCCACAAAGGTATATCAACAAAAACTATTGGTGCTTTTGGATAATCTTCTTTTTTCTCGGCATCCCGTCTATTCCAATCCCTGAGGATTGCACATATTTTTAAACTGCCTACGTTTGTTTTTGATGCCAAATAAGCATAACAATTTAATTGATTTTCCCACTCAGGTTTCCCGTATATCACAGACCAAACTGAAGTAACTTTGTAATCAATTATATTTACAGTCCTAGAGCCATCATCGTTAGAAATAAATTCTTGCCTATCTATTGCACCTGATAAAACCCAACCATCCACTTCTTTGTAAAGTCTCTCTTCAGTTATGATGTCATCAGATTGTTTTGATTTTTCTAATACTGAATGAACCGCAGTTCCGAATAATGCCCAAACCATATCGACTGCATCGACCTCTATTTGATCGTCATACTTATCTTTCATCAATCTTATCTTGGGGCTATCTATTAAAGATGTAACTGATATATCAGCTTTACCTTTACTGTATTTATCATTTATGGCAAAGTCCACAAAGGGCTGTGGCATCCCAAAGTTATTAGTGATTTTCATGTTAAACTCCTTACGCACTTTTATAAATAATAGGAACACCAACTTATGTCAATAAAAACCCATAAAAAAATAAATTTTATTATTGAGGGCGAACCCGCAAGCAAGGCAAACTCAAGAAAAATAGTCAATTTTGGCAAAAGAATGGGAGTTATAAAATCACAAAAAGCTAGGGATTATGAAAAAATATTTGCGAATCAATGCCCACAATTAGAAAATCTTATTGAAACTGATGTCAAAGTAGAGTTAATTATATACTACGCATCTAGGAGACCTGATTTAGATGAGAGTGTGGTCTTGGATTGTATGCAAGGAAAAATATATGTAAATGACAGACAAGTTAAACACAAAGTCGTATATTGGGGATTGGACAGAGAGAGACCTAGAACTCATGTCCGAGTGTCGGCTTTGGAAATATGTGATGTGCCAAGCCATTTCTGATTTGTATCTAGGTAGCCCAAAACAAAAACTATCAGTAGCCGAATGGATTTACAGTCAAGATTTTGAGGATGTATGCGACATGGCTGAACTTAACTCAAGTAAAATAAAACCACATTTACATCAGATAGCAAGAAGTAAGCCCGTTGTCGCTAGGTACTTGGGAGAAAGATTAAAACGAGTAATTCAGAGCCGAAGTTTGTTCCACTAGTTATAACTAATACTAGTTATAAATATATATATATATACTAGTTATAACTAGTAGAAGTTAAAATTAACTTTTGCATGACCTATTCCATATCGCAACCGAAAAGTAAAAAGCTATTGATTTAATAACTAATAAAATTTTTATTTTTTTTCGTTGACTAGAATTTTTTATAACACTATCTTTTTGAAATTGCGTAGGAGAGAAATATGGAGTTATCACAAACAATCAGGGCTAATGCTCTAAGGTTGGGAGATGGTCAACACAAAGTCAGTTGCCCGTTTTGTTCCAACACACGAAAGAAAAGTAATCAAAAAACTATGTCTCTGAAAGTAGATGAACAAGCAGTTGTTTACAACTGTTGGCATTGTGGCAAGGATGGCTTGGTCAAGTTTGGTGAAAGAAAATTTAAGCTGATAAGGAGAGATAATGTGGTAGGCAAAGTAGATAAGAATTGGCATGATTTAACAGTAGAGAATGGCAGTATAGATTATCTTAAAAGCCGAGGCATATCAGAAACAACTGCAAAATTTGCGGGGGTAAAATTTAAAAAACATTACATAGCATCAGAAAATAAAGAGATGCCATGCTTAGTTTTTCCATATGTTAACAAGGGAAATACAGAGTATGCAAAGTTAAGATGTTTCCCAAATAAAGGATTTTCTTCTCAGGGATCGGCAGTCAATTTTTTCAATATTGATAATGTCGAGACAAATGATTGGATAATTATTTGTGAGGGGGAGATGGATGCACTTTCTTTTATCGAGGCGGGATACAAATCTGTGGTATCAATATTGAAAAAATT